TTGAAAAAAACCCAAAGACAGGTGAAATAACTTGGTTAGACCCAAGTGATAATCCTTCGGTGAGTGCAATACTTATTAGCAGAGCAAAAGCAATATATAAAAAGGTGCAAAACTGATGTTGCGGTTGCTTGGTTTAATACTTGTCGTTTTTGGTTTGGTTTTCTTGGATTTGTCCACGTTGCCGATCAAAAACGATTTGTATTTTCTATATTTACTGGGAACGTTTAACAATCTTTTTTCACTTAACTACACCACGGCTGTTGTGCAGTCTTTTTTATGTGCTTCTGTTGTAGGCTGCGGTTTTTATTTAACCGGTTTGGCAAAAGAACCGGTTAAGAAGAAAACATATCTAAAGGATGATTGGAAACAGTGAACAAAGATAAAAAACAAGATTGGAAGAAGGTTTATTATTACAACGGCAAGAAACTTCCAAAAAAAGAATATGATAAAATGCCAAATGGACCAAGAAAATTTTATGGATTTATATGATGAAAATAAAAGACAAAGAGCACCAATTTTTAGGTTTTAAAGAGCTTGAAGAACTGGTTTTAGAGTTTCCAAACGACGCTAGTTTGGGAAGATACATCAGACAACTGTATTGGGATGCTTTGATCCGCAAAAAAAACACGGGGCTGCTTGACCAAAGGTTTGATCCACAAACCGATTGGATAGACGCAACACCAACATGAAACCAATAACTAAAATCCTAGACCTTGTTTTTAATTTTTTTGATTGGATTAAACAAACAGTCCACAAAATTAAGAATGGGCCTATACAAACTATACCGAGGAAAAAATGACAAAAATTTGGAGAAAGAATGAGTGGGAAAAAATGACTGAAGAGCTTCAAGAAGATCCCAATTTTTATCTTTTCGTCCAAAGAATGTATCAAGAAAACACCTTTGAAAGACAAGGTGAAGGAAGAACTCCTTATCTAAATGTTTTTGACTATTACAGAAAATACCCTAAATGGTTAAGACAAAAATTCTACGGCGAATCTTAAAATGACAGACATGGTAAACAAGCCTCCTCATTACAATCAAGGAGGAATAGAATGTGTTATAGCTATCGAATCAAGTATGACACCAGAAGGTTTTCGAGCTTATCTGAAAGGAAACATTATCAAATATTTATGGCGCTATGAGCATAAAAATGGTATAGAAGATTTAAAGAAGGCTCAATGGTATTTAGCAAGATTGAGACTTCATGTAGAAAAACATGGTGAAAACAATGCAGGATTACCAACTAATAAAACATAAAAACAAGTATGTGTTGCTCTGTGGTGATGGTCGAGAAGTTGAGCTTTGTACTCAAATTGAGAAAGAAGCACATAAGCTGGCAAAAAGAGCCATAAGACTATTAAACAGGACTAATCAGAACCTTCAGTAAAGACTGCTTCTTCTGCTTCTAGGAGAGGTTTGTAATCTGACAACAGGTCTTTAATTCTTGTCTTAATTTCAGTTTCAGATAAGGACTCCAAAGAACCTGTACGAATTTCTTTACGCTCAACATAAAGTCCGGCCGCTCTTCCCCTTTGCACTTCTGCGGACACTGCGGCCGTTAAATTACCTTTTTCAAGAGCCTGATCTCGAATGTCTGCTAGTTTTCTAACATGTCTTCCAAACGTAACCTCGTATTTACGGTCCACTTCTGCTTGAAGTTCTCTTATGTATCTGACTACAACAGGGTATTTTTGTGGGTTTAAAAGTTCTGATGCTCGGACATGCGCACTTTCTTTGCTGTACCCAGCTGTGATTGCACATTCGGTTTGGGTTTTAGATCCGTCGTTGTAAACAAACTCTTTCGCAAATTTAATTTGCTTGTGAGTTAAATGTTTATCGTTTCGGCCTTTTATGTTTCCTGATGTTCCTTTTGGCATGTTTGAATTATACCCATCAAAGTAAAAATAAGTAAAGATATTTCACCGCACCCACCGCACCTCCACCGCACCTCATCCAGGTTAGGTGAAAACCCCTATAAACAAAGGCTTTCATCCAAAACGCACCTCCGCACCTCACTTTTTGAAAAAAAATTCTGATTAGTCTTTTGTAAAATCTCAAAAACAGAAGTTCAGGTTAGGTTGTAGTTGTCTATATAGGAAAACAAGACCCCTTGATTTTAAAGGGTTTCAAGCGTACCATACCTCGATTTTTACCTAACTTTTAGTGAACTTCTACGTTTTTTTGAGGTGCGGTGGATAAATCAACACAAAACCTTTAGAAATTAACCTTTTATGCCTATAAATTGGAGAGCAACACATGGAAATAGCAAGAAAACTGTGGAAAATGACCAAAAGTCCTTGGTCCTTCGTCCCTAAAAAACTCAACGAACGTCAAATTGTACAATTCGTACTCGACGTATTTCTTTCCACAATTATACTTGCATGTATGGGATTAGTTTTATACAATTAGCCCATGAACATATTTTATTTTGACAGTTGTCCAATACAATCTGCGCAAGCACAACCCGACAAAATGTTGGTAAAAATGCCGCTCGAAACAGCTCAAATGTTGTGTACCGCGCATCGCATATTGGACGGCGACGAATACGCAGACGAGGTGGGCCTGTATAAAATTGCATACAAAAACCATCCTTGCACGATTTGGACTAGAGAAACACATAGTAATTACAGGTGGTTGTATAAACACTTTTTGGCTTTGGGCGAAGAATATACTTTTCGTTATGGCAAAACACACAAAAGCGTAGACAAACTGTTTACTGTTTTGGCACAGATTCCAGGAAACATACCTTTAAACGGCATGACTCCAATTGCACAAGCCATGCCGGATCAATACAAAGACGAAGATCCAGTCAAAGCGTATAGAAATTATTGCATAAACGAAAAGACCTATGCAAAATGGGAGAAAGGCAGAGATAAACCATCGTGGTGGATAAACTAACTAAGCGCGTTAAGTTCTGCGGATAAGAGGTGGCCTCAGTTCGTAGATAAACAAAAGTTTACTAAAAATTAGCGCTTAGTTCTCCCAAGTGGATTTTAGTAAACAATGAGGCCACAACACTTAAACACACGGAGAAAAAAATGAAACCAAAAACAGTATTGAGCACATTTGACGGCATGAGCTGTGTACAAATTGCTCTTAGACAATTAGGCATACCCATCAAACAATATCTCGCATCAGAGATCGACAAATACCCAATACAAATCACGCAAAAAAACTATCCAGATACGATACAACTGGGCGACGTGACAAAAGTATTCGCAAAAGACTTGCCCCCCATAGACATTTTAGTGGGCGGCTCGCCATGTCAGGGATTTTCTTTTGCCGGCGATCAATTGGCCTTTGACGATCCGCGGTCCGCTTTGTTCTTTGAGTTCGTAAGACTAATAAAAGAGTGCAAACCAAAATACTTTCTATTAGAAAACGTGCGCATGAAAAAAGAGTTTCTTGATGTCATCACAGAACAACTCGGTGTCGAACCCATCTTCATCAACAGTGCATTAGTCAGCGCACAAAACCGACAAAGATATTATTGGACCAACATACCGAACGTACAAGAACCTGAAGATTGTGGTCTTGTATTAAAAGACATATTGGAAGACTCGGAGTGGTTTACAGATCGAGACAAATCGCATTGCCTCGATGCCAACTATTTCAAAGGCGGTAATCTTAAAAGCTATTTTGAAAAACACAGAAGGCAGTTGGTATTCAACAAGCCCATTCAAGTCGGCACAGCAGACATCAAAGGGTTTGACATCATCAAACGCGTGTACTCACCCAAAGGCAAATCGCCCACGCTTACAACCATGCAAGGCGGACATCGACAGCCAAAAGTTGCGGAAGACGAAACGCGTTGGCGTAAACTCACGCCACTCGAATGCGAAAGACTACAAACAGTACCCGATAACTACACCGAAGGCGTCAGCAACACACAACGCTACAAAATGCTCGGCAACGGCATGACCGTAGAAGTCATTAAACACATATTTAGGAGCATACTATGAGCACATTGATTTATTACACAAAAGAAGACGCAGACTTTTTAAGTCATACAACAGCGCAATACACAAAAGACCTTCTCGATGCACAAGAGATATACAGAGGAGAGATGCCAACGGACTCGCCCATAATTCATTTCTTTGAGAGTCAGTTGTCTGCTTTAACGGCATACAAAATATACGAGGAACAAGAAATTCCTTGTTGTTTAGGGTTTATACCTTTTAGTGGTGAGTGGGCCGTTGTTGTAGAAGACGAAGACTTTTTTTAAATAAACCTACGTCCGTAATCGCCTAAATTAAACGTTTGATTGGTGGCTTTTTCAACCAAGCCACCCGTCATCTTGCCAGGAAAACCGCCTTCCAAAATAATTTTTTCTCGAAGCGGCCCAATCTCTAGGGCATAAACTTCAACGTTGTCTGCTCCGTCTCTGAACTCAGTAACTTTTTTAAATTCAAGATCAAATTGATTGGATATTCTTTTTGCTTCGTTAATGGCGTTTTTATAAACAGATTGCGGGGCGCCTCCAAACCCTTGGTTTGGAATATACAAGTAGTTTGCATCAGGATCATTCATTAATATTTTTGAAATCGAAGCTTGTACCATGGCTTGAGGAAAATCTTTTTTAAGTGGCGCATCGGCAATAATATTTTTTTCTTCAACATCTTCCGCTTTGGCCATGTTTTTTAGGCTTGCGTATTGTTCAAAATCTGGAAAATCATATTCAGGCGTTTCCCCACCGTCTTTTAACATTGTGTAGATGGTGCCCAAACTTGAATCGTTTGCAACCATGTCGGTTGCAAGAGGTTTTAAGGCTTCAAAAAGTTCCGCTTTATTGTTGAGATTATCAGCAACAACATTTCTAGCCTCACTAAACATCGGCATAATTTTTTCTGCCGCCTCCTTCAACTCAATAGACGCAGACGCGTCCAATATTCCATTTTCAATTAGTGGCATCGTATAAAGGTTTTGGATTGCTTCTTGAGCTTGTCCAGCAAGTTGCGTTCTGTTGACAATCCCATCAACATAATCATTGAGAAACGCGTCTTCTTTAAACGTGTATCCCGCTGTCTCTTGCAAAGGCTGTTTTTCAAGCAGTTGTTTTTTAAGCAGCCCTTTTGTTTGAGGCGCATATGTTTTTTCATACAACTCATCCATCATCTGTCTAAAGTTGCCTTCCGTTGTAGCACCGAGCCCACTTCTGAATGTTTGAAACGCATAATCAGGCGTAACCCGTGTTTCAGCCACTAAACGGCCGCTGTTTCCAGGCAACATGTCTTCGGTATAGTTCTTCGCAACGCCCAAAACCCTTAAAGCCAAATTTGATTGCCGTACGTCGTTTCCCGCATCAAGTGTCTGATAAGCCTTCATCAGCTTATCGCCTATACGCAATTGTTTTTTATCTGCTTTTGTCATGTCTGAGGCGTCTCTTACATGACTTCTATACATTTTTTGTTTTGCTTGTGCGGACGCATGGTAATGAGATTGTATTTCGTGAAGCAAAAGACCGCGCGCTCCGTCTTCATGGCTGTACATTCCACCCCTTATCCAACCCAGCATACCCGGACCCATCCAATAATGGCTTGCATCGACAGGTTCCATAAACGCTAAGTCTCCGTCTTTTTTCGAGTTGGCTTCTTGTAAAGCAAAAGCTGTTGTAACTGGATTGTTTATGTCTATGCCATCTCTCAACGTTAATTCCACAGCTCGCTCTACGTTTGGAGCCGTTCTTGGATCGTATTTAAGGCCGATTTCTACAGTATTACCAAGTTTTTTAAAATTAGATTGATTGCCTTTAAAATAATTATACATGTAGCTGTCCGCATACTTAGGTTCAAATGGTTCTACTGCTCGATTAAACGATTCTTCTGGTGGTATGAACGGAAGCAACGCAGCAAGTCCTTCGCTTTTTAACGCTTTTTCTAATCTTTCTTCTACTTTTGGTCGGACAACATCTTCCATCTCGTTAACAAAAGCGTCTTCGCCATTTGGAAGAGGGCTTGTCGGTGCGTTTGCGGCGCCCATGTCGTAACCTTCAGGTAAAATATCAGACTTTTTAATTTCTTGTTCCATAAACTCAGCCAGTTTTCCTTCAGTCCAGGCTTCAAGAGCAGGCGTCGTGCTGGTTGTATATGTATCCGGTTCAACAAAAGCGCCATCATCTGAAAGCATGGTAGTAGTGAAACGTCCTCGGTGGTCTTGCAAAACTTTTAGCACTTCGTCTTTCGTTACTTTTTTCCCGTTTCCTGCTCTGTCTAAAAGAAACTCCCCTATTCTTGCTTCAATGGCCTGTGTCGCAATTTCGTTGGATTTTTTTGGGTTTTTCTTTGAGGGCACAAGTTTGAATGTTCCGTGTTCCTTGGTTGTAGGGCTTTCGTTTGTTGGTCGAACATCAAAAAATAAATTTTTCATCATGTCTTCAGCGGAAATCGGTTTCTTGGTTACGTTCTGTAGGTGTTCCCACAACGGACTGTGCGACATAAACACAGGATCTATCGGTCCTTTTGGACTGTTTTCTAAAAGATTTATTGTGCTCGAATCAAATTGTGGGTTAACGGCACCAAGAGGAGGCGCGGTTTCATTACTATACGCCGCTTGTCTAGGCCCACTCGATCCAGATAAACCCATAGTTATACCTGGAATTTTGTTAAACAATGGACGCGACTCATCTATTTCAAATTGGCCGGAGGGAAGAGCGTTAGACGCCCTTGGTGTAGTGTCAAAAGCATCTAACAACACCTTGTTCGCTTGGCTAAGCACAGCGTCTCTGTCAAATATTATAAACGCTTCATCGTCGCCATACTCGTCATAAGCCTCTTGCGTGTATGTTTCTGGATGAGTGCCCACTTCCGTCAAAACATCTCTTAATACCTCGTTTGTAATCTCTGGTGTTAAATCAAAACCTTTATCACCTGCAATACTTTCCAAACTCGATTTTAAATCCGGAAGAACCTCTCTTTCAAACATTTGCGCGTTTAGTTCTTGGTCTGTTCCCCTGATGATCTGTGTATCAACAAAGTCAAGGTCTTGAAGGTTGTCAAAAATTGGAGAAAGACCGGGAAGAGTGTCTCGTATTTTTTGGTTTGTTCTAGCTTGTGTCTCAGCTATTCGCTCTTCTATGTTAAACCTTTCAGGTGTTGGAGGCGTAACAGGCGTTTCTTTTTTCTTTCCAAAAAGGTTTTTTATATCAAAAAACCCTTCTTGCATGTCCTTGGTCCGTGCATCTTCGACTACTTTTGCACCCACTTGGGTACCAATCTGTGTGCCTCCTCCAGCACCGGCTCCCAACAAACCTTCACCAACGGCTGCTTTAGGATCAAACTGTAGTCCTTGGGCCGTGAGCGCTGAACCGCCAATTTGTTCCAATGAACCTTGTGCGCCCTCAGTCAGCCCTTCAGCAACACCTGCTTTGGCTGTTTGTTTTCCTATTTGTGTGAGAGTGCCTTTACCAATGTCATTAAGCACACCTACGTTTTTAATACCAACAGCGTTTAGAGCCCCTGAAAAAGCAGCGGTGCCCAATGCGCCTTTCCAATCGTCCCAATTCGGCTCTTCTCGATTGTTGTTTTTAGCTCTTTCCATGGCAACAGGACCAGCAATTTGCACCGATTCAAACAAAGCAGGCCCCAATAAAGCGCCGGCAACCGCTCCAATAGGATGTCTTGTTGCAGCAGCTCCAATAGCCGCGCCACCGGCTCTTGTCGCTAAACTTCCAGCGATTTGTCCGGCTTGTTCAAATATAGCTCTTGGAAAATACTCCCAGTTAAGTTTCCACCACTCTGGAGACTGAGAATTTATAAATCTTCCGGCCGCAGATTCGTAGTTTTCAGGTTCTTCAACAATATCACGCATAAACTTTTCCCAATCCTTCATACCAAGGGCTTGAAAAGTGGTTGCCATGTTCTCTAGGGGTTGATCTATTGCGTATCGAAAAGCCGAAGAAAGGCTTGTATCTACTTCCTCAGAACCTTGGTTCTCAGGTTTTCTTCTTTTAAATCTTATGGGTACGGCGGACATACCCCTATCATACACTTAATGTCGGTTTGAAAAAAGTCCTTGGTCCGTCGTTGTTTGCATAATAAACGTGGCTAACTCAACCATCATCTCTCGATCAAGGTCTGTGGTATTGGTAACAGAAGACAACAGCACAACCAAAGCAGTGGCTACTTCCCAAGGGCTTACATCCTCTTCGTCAAAATGATTTCGTATGATTGGAATCATGTCTGCGACGATTTTATCTACGGTTGTTTGTGTCATGGGGTGCTCTAGGTATTCTTTTACTGTGTCTGTACTCATCATTATAGCCTTTTATTTAAACCAATTTCTTATTTCTCCAAGAACCTCGTTGCTGATTTTAACCTTGCTTAAAAGGTTCTGAAGGATTTTTTCATCAACCGTGTTTTCTGATACGAGGTCGATGTATGTGCAACTTTTGTCTTGTCCTATTCTGTGAATCCGATCTTCGGCTTGCACTCTCAATTCTAAATCATAGGAATTAGAATAAAATATCATGGTACCGGCTTCAGTTAAAGTAATACCTCGACCGCCTGTTTGCGGATTGGAAATGAAGTAGCGCAACTCAGACTCTGGATCTTGAAACTTATCAATAATTCTTTGTCTTTCATCTTGCGGTGTCTTGCCATAATAAGAGGCCACAGAACCTTCACCAAACTTTTCAGCTATCGCTTTTTCCAATTGTTGAATGTCGGTTTGAAACACAGCAAAAATCACAGCCTTATCAGACGTTTCTTCTAGTAAATCTAACACAGTGCGCACTCGATTGTTTTTAAGAACAATCGTTTCTCCGTCTTCGTTACGCAAACTGCCGGCAACCACTTGTTGCAGTCGCATGATTTGTGTCAGCACGTTCATGGTGCTGAACACTTCGTTTTCTAAAACCATCAACGCTTTTTGTTTCATGGTTCCATACGCTTTTTTCTGTTCATCGGTCAGTTCAACATACCGCTTTGTGTAAACTTTCGGAGGAAGGTCTAGGCACTGGTCCTTCGTCTTACGAATCGAAAAGTCTTTGATGGATTCTTGCAGCTCCTCAAGCCTTTGAAACCCTACGATCTGTTGAAAGCTGTGCGATCCCATGCGACGTGCCTGAGTAATGGCGTAGCGTGCGCTGAACGCATAGTAACTACTGAAACCGAGTAAGTTAGGCGACAGAAAATAACATTGACTGTATAAATCCAGGGGGGCTTTTGTGATGGGAAATCCGGTAAGGATTCTTCGGTAGTCAGCAAGAGGTGCCAACTTGATTAAATGTTTCGTTCTCTTAGCTTTCGGATTCTTTATCGTAGTGGATTCATCAATCGCCATCATTACATCGTGAACAACCATAAAATCTTCCACAAATTTACACGCTTTGACAGTAGCAAACGCTTCGACATTGACTAAAAAGATGTTTAGTATTCCGTCGCTGTCGCCTTCAACCATTTCTTTATAGTCACTGAGCCACTGTTTAGTGTGATTGGGCTGCCAAACCAAAACGTTTCTTTGTATGTGGTCCGGTAAATGTTTGTTGACCTCATGTACGTCCCAGTTTCTTAAATTGCCTTTTGGTGATACAATAAGAAGTCCGGTAATTTTTCCTTGCTCGAATAAAAGACCGGCGTTGTCTAACAAGATTTTTGACTTGCCAAGGCCCATTTCAAGGAAAAGTGCGTAAAGACTTTTGTGAGCACTCTTAGCTAAAGTTTCTCGTTGATGGTCGTAGGGTTCGGTTTTGTAATTATAAGCTTCTATATCCATTATTTTCATATCCTTCGTTATTCGTTAAAATATTTCTTGCAATCTATTCTACTCATAGTATAAGATTAGTCAACCATGACGAGAGGACGAAAGAAAAAAACTATTCTAGAAATCTGCAGCAACAGACAAAATGAATGGTTCATAAATTTCACCCCTCATCAGAGTTTCGGCGAATCTTTGGGACCGTTTAACTCGTTGGACGAATGTCTAAGATATGTTTACACTATCCTAGATTCGCCACAGTACAGTGTCGAAGTCGTAGAGGTTAACAATGAAGGTTTGATATTTTTCGTTCCTGACTTTGAGATCGACTACAAACCGAAGAAAGATAAACAAACTAACGTAACACCAATAGAACGAGGAAAGAAATGAAAGAACTATTTGAAGAGAGCATAAGAAAACAAGTAGAAAGCATTGAAGAAACAGACATCGAAAGTCTGAGTAAACTTTGCAAAGACTTACTTACACTTGAGGCAAAAATCGGTAACACTGAAGAACAACTAAGACGACTCAAAGAACAGTCTAGGGAACTCAGTGAACAAACCATTCCAAATAAACTTGCAGAGTACGGCGTTTCTGAACTGAAACTGTCAGACGGCTCTAGCATATCAGCAGAACCATTTTACAGCGCTCGCATCACGGCTCGCAATGTCGAGAACGCTCACAACTGGCTAAGAGAAAACGGACACGGTGACTTAATAAAGAACACTTTGACGCTTACTTTTGGACAAGGTGAGGATGAGATCGCTTCCGAATTGGCGGAGCTGCTTACGAAACAAGGCCACATGCCAGCAACGAAAGAAGCAGTTCATCCAAGCACCCTCCGTGCTTTCGTAAAAGAAAGAATAGAATCGGGGGACCCATCGTTTGATGTAGACACACAGAAAAGCTTCTCTGTGTATGCAGGCAAACGCACAAAAATAAACCGTTGAATAAATAAAGAGGAAATAAGATATGGCAACGAAGAAAAGTAATGGGACATCTATAACGTCCCTATTTGAAAACATCGAAGAAAAAGGTTTCGGTGATCTAAGTACGGAAGACCTTCGTACTCCAAGAATCAGCATAATCCAGGCTTTGTCTCCGCAGAGACAAAAGAACTCCAGTGATTATCTTGCTGACGCGGAAGCAGGTGATCT